GCAGTAGAAGTTATGGGTATAAATGCTGGAGAATCAAGAGACGCTTTAATAAGGGCTGAATTAGACAATGGTACTGCACAACTTGCAGGAGCCAAGTCCTTAATCTCAGACGTAGCGGCATCAGATACATTCTCCGCCACAGAAGTTAGAAAAGCCGTCAAAACTTTAAAGCTACAAAAAGCTATGAAGTACGATGATGGTTACTTCTTAGGTAAAACCAATCCTTATGGATCATACGCTTTAATGGGCGATTCCACATGGGTTAACGCACATACCTATAAAGATGGAGAAAATCTTTACAAAGGTGAACTTGGAAGATTACACGGAGTTAGATTCATAGAAGGTAGCGAAGCTACAACTACGGATTCAACAGTTGACGTGTACAACTCTTACATTCACGGTAAAGAGGCTTTCGCAGTAACAGATTTAGAGGGAGACGCACAGCATGTGTACGTTAAAAATCCGGGAGCAAATAGTACAGATAACCCAGTAGACAGATTCTCAACCGTAGGTTGGGCAATGTCCTTCGCGGTCAAAGTACTTGATTCTAACTGGATTGTAGTAGTGAAACACGCTTAATGCGTAGAGTTCTTGAGCCCTCGTGTCTCACGGGGGCTTGAGATTAAAAATATGGATAATACAAGAAGTTTTGACTTAGAACAACTTTATAAAGCAAAAGAACACGCTGTTGGGCGGGAAAAGGAAACTATTGAAAAAGCAATGTATAATATTGAAAAGTCATCTCGTAACCCTGATATAGCACGAGCAAGAGAACAACTGATAAACGCACACAGAAATCACGCAGTAGATGACGCTAACAGAATAGAAGAACAGATAAGGGAAATGGAAAAATAGTGTTATATTCCTTATATGAGATATAAAATATGCGGTCTTGAAACCCATTCTAAAGGCGGTACAAATACATCAGCAGTTGACTGGTGGAGAGTGGTAAATCCGCTATCGCATCTCAATCCCGAAAAGTTTGACGTAACAATAAAAAAGAAAGTAATAGACGAAAAGGACATTATAGGCTCGTGGCGTAAACTCGGTAAAAACTTTGACCTTTTATTTTCATCGTACATAGACACACCCAAACCCTACGCCTACTTGAGGGCTGTGATGGAAAAGTCAGGTTTAAAGCACATAATGGACTTAGATGACAACCTCTACAACATAGACGAGTTTAACCCCGTACAGATGTACTATCAGACTAAACAGGGAATGAAAGAAATTCAGCAGGTCATTATTAACGATTGTGAAGTACTAACTACCACTACTAAATATCTAAGAAATGTTGTTGCAGATTACGGCAGAACAGGACCAACATACGTTCTACCAAACTACATTGATTTAGATGTGTATAAGTTTGATTTTACTAAAAGAAAAAAGCCCGACAAAAAGATAAACATAGTCTACTTTGGATCATCCACACACTATACCGATATAGAACAAAGCGGGATCGTTGAAGCTTCTAAAATGATAAATGAAAAGTATGGTAAGAGAGTCAAGTTCGTGTTCTTTGGAATGATACCTGACAGCATTAAAAAGGTACTTCCTAATGGAAGGTGTGATTATTATGATGGTAAATCGGACTTTTATGAGTGGGTAGATCTTTGGAAGGAAAAGATGGGAAATATGGACATCGGAATAGCGCCACTTCATCACTCAGATTTTAATTACAGTAAATCAGAGATTAAGTTTTATGAAACATCGGCTTGTAAAGTACCTTTTATTGGCTCAAATACACCCAACTATCAAAGAGTAGTAAGAAACGGGATAAACGGCTTTGTAGTTAGAAACGAACCAATAGAATGGTTTAATCACCTGTCTGCCTTAATTGACAATCCTGACTTGCGGATAAAACTTGCAGAACAAGCGTATAAAGATACACAGGCAAATACTATTCAAAAACATATTGGAGAGTATGAAAAAGTTATAGAGGAAGCAATAAATGAATAATTATGTCTATACAGCAATAACAGGTGGAAAAGATACCTTAAAAGAAAACCAAAACACGACAGGTGCTAAGTTTGTAGCATTTACAGACTTTCCTTTTGAGTCTAAGGTATGGGAAAGGCGAGATGCTTGTAATGAATTCACCGACCCTGTAAGAAATGCTAAAAAACATAAGATACTTCCTCACTTATACTTTCCAGATGCTGATTATTCTTTGTGGATTGACGGCTCAATAACCTTAAAAGTACCTATGCAAGAACTCGTAGATAAGTACCTTAAAGATACCGATATAGCGATGTTTAAACATCCATACAGGGATTGTTTATACGATGAGGCTATAACTTGCATAAATTTTGGACTTGACGACACCAATACCATCCAAAAGCAGGTAAATAACTACAAATTAGAGGGCTACGAGCCTCACAGTGGGCTTTTTGAGGCAACAGTGATACTTCGTAGGCATACAAACGAAATTAGGGCATTTAACGAAACTTGGTGGGATGAAATTAAGTGGGGTTCAAGAAGGGATCAGATTTCACTCCCATACGTATTGCATAAAACAGCAACAGATGTAACTATAATGGAAGGATATGTCCATAACGAGGGGGGTAATAAGTATTTTGGTTATGAGGGGCATTTAAAATAATGGCAGGGGACAGTCAATTAGCTCATAAATTGTTAGATGGTTTAAAAGGAATAGAGATAGGCGGGGGCGCTCACAACGCTTTCCACTTAGACACTATAAACGTAGATAAGTACGAGGGTATGTCAAGGTTTAAAGAAGAAGAAGTAAAGGCTTGTGGTAGTTTTATGCCTGTAGATGTAGTAAGTGAGGGAGACGATTTACCTTTTGAGGACAAGTCTTATGATTTTGTTATATCAAGCCACGTTATTGAGCATTTTCCCGACCCTATAAAAGCAATAAAAGAATGGCACAGGGTTGCAAGAAAATACATCTTTATGATTGTTCCCCATAGAGATAGAACATTTGATAGAAACAGAGAACTAACACCACTTCAAGAATTTATTGATAGACATGAGGGTAAAATTCCTTTACCCGAAGGTGATGACCACCATAGTGTTTGGAACTTGCAGTCATTTTTAGAAATGTGTAATTATTTTGGATTTAAGGTATATACTACAGAAGACCCCGATACAAAGGTAGGTAATGGGTTTACTGTGGTACTTGAAATATGAAAATACTCTTATTATCTGATAAATTAGGCTGGATAGTAGATAGGCTTTCGATGAAGATGAAGGAGTTAATACCGCAGGATATTGAGGTAGACTACTATACCACAATTACACCTGATGAGTTTATTAGAAAGGCAAATGATGCTGATATAGTGCATTTCAATAATTGGGATGTAATAAGACAGCTACAACTTATACCGCAGATTAAATCAGAGGTTTTAATATCTGTTAGGTCTTTTAGATACCCGGATTATGTAAAAGAGTTGCAGAAGTTTTTTAACATCCACGTTATAAACCCTAAACTGCTTGAGTTCTTTCCAAATGCAACATACATACCTGATCCAATATTTGACCAATTCTTTACTGAGAAAAAGTTTAAAGTGGGAATGGCTTTTGATGATAATTCCTATAATAGAGAATATAAAGGCTATAACCTGGTTAAAAAGGTATGCGATGATTTGGGAATTGAATTAGTTATCGCCAAAGGAATAAAACCTGAGGATATGCCTGAGTGGTATAAGTCAATAGATTTATATGTGTGTGCATCGTTAAACGAGGGGTATTCTGCACCTGTGATGGAGTGTTTAGCTTCAAATAGACCTGTAGTTACAACAGAGGTAGGAGCGCCCTCGTTTTTAAATTGCCATTTCTCTGAGAGGACTTACGACAGCTTAAAAAAGGAAATAGGTAAGTTTTACACATCGCCACAGGTACAAGATTATAGATGGGATAGGGTTGCGGGGGAGTTTAATAAGCTATACGAAAGGATTATGGACGAAAAATAAAATGTATATTCCTAAAGATTGCGAACCATACATAAAATGCCACCGAACTGAAATTATGGGTGACTTGTGTCTTGGATATGTCAATGAAATAGAAAAAGACTTTAAAGAGATTGAGGGGTTTTTGCCTGAAGAGGTGGGTAGTGTGCTTGATATTGGGTGCGGGTTGGCTGGAATAGATGTGTTTTTAAGGGATAAATACCCTGATGCAAAATTTTACTTCTTAGATAGTGATGGTAGCCCAACAGATAACTTTGGCTTTAACCAGGAGTATAAACCCTATACTTTAAGGAGTCTGGCAGAGCGAGTGTTTGGTAAGCCGACTAAATGGTTTGATGTTGGTACAAAGGAAGCTTTAGAGGCAGATATTGTTATATCGTTGTTATCGTGGGGCTATCATTATCCAATTACAGCATATAGCCCTGACTACAAGTACCTGATTGTGGATATAAGAGATAATACCTTGAATTTAGATGAAGAATTCCCAAACTATAAACTTATAAGGAAAGGAGAAAACTATGCAAGAATTTTTTATACGCAATGATGACACAAGTTTTGATTCTGATGTAGAACACGTTAAAACCTTCTGTGAGATATGTGATAAGCACGGTTTTAAGATAATACACGCTATAACCCCAATAGGTGCAACTCATAATATAGATAGTTCGTGGAATAATGACCTTATCGTAGCAAGGGGCGGTTGCCATACTTTAGGGGATAATAAGGAACTTTTAGAATACTTACAAAAAAGAAATGACTTCTTTGGTACTC